ACCAAGGTAATTTTTATGCCTAAGACAAAGAGTAAAGTCAATGCGGCTGGAAACTACACAAAACCTACAATGCGTAAGAACCTATTCAACCAGATCAAAGCCGGTGGAAAAGGTGGAAAGCCCGGACAATGGTCAGCTAGAAAGGCTCAAATGCTCGCAAAGAAATACAAGTCAAAAGGTGGAGGCTACAAGTCATAATGAAAAAGCCCCAGCAGTCTTTGAAAAATTGGACCAAACAGAAGTGGCGTACCAAAAGTGGCAAGCCCTCTACTCAAGGCCCCAAAGCTACAGGGGAGCGATATCTCCCGGAGAAAGCAATTACAAGTCTTTCGGCAAGCGAGTATGCGGCTACTACCAAAGCCAAGCGGAAAGCAACTAAGGCGGGTAAACAGGTATCCAAGCAACCCAAGAAGATTGCAAAGAAAACTGCGAGATATAGATAATGGCAACAACCAAAGATGCTGAACGCTTACCTTCTGGCCGTATCAAATACCGTGGGGAAACCTTCGCAGGATACAACAAGCCAAAGAGAACACCTGACGGCCCTAAGAAGTTTGCTGTACTTGCAAAGAAGGATGACCAGATCAAGCTCGTACGCTTCGGTGATCCCAACATGGAAATCAAAAAGGATAACCCCGCACGTCGTAAGAGCTTTCGTGCGAGGCATAATTGCGATACGGCAACAGATAAGTTCTCTGCACGTTATTGGTCATGCAAGAAGTGGTAACAATGGATACAGTAAAATATTTAAACCCAGAGCGTAAGTACACTGAGAAGCAGTTAGCCTTCTTGGATGCAATGGCTGGGGAAGCAAAGGGTAACATCAACCAAGCAATCAAGCTGGCTGGTTACGGCAACGTATCACATCGTGATGTTGTTCCGTACCTGCAGGATGAATTGATTGCAATTGCTGAGTACATCTTAGCGTACAACGGTGCTAAGGCTGCTTTTGGTATGGTTGGTGTGCTGGATGATCCAACTGCATTAGGTGCAAAGAACTCTGTAGCGGCGGCTAAAGAAGTTCTAGACCGTATCGGTATCGTCAAGAAAGAGAAGTTAGAAGTTTCTACGGATGAAGGCAACGGTATTTTTATCTTACCAGCCAAACGTCAAGAAGAAACTGACAACGAGGATTGATGAGTCTGTACGACTACATAGAAGATGAAGATTTACGGGGTATTGCTGAAGAGTTGTACCCCGAAGTCGTTGTAAGGAGTCCTAGAGGTAAGGCGTACAGGCCGTACATCTACGATAGGATGCCTTATAAGGACAAAGAGACTGGTCATGCGGTGTACAAGTTACGCCACGACGATTTAAAGATTCTGATTGAAGGAATGCAAGCCTGTCGTAACGGAGTATCATACCGCAAGGTTGCAGACTTCCTAACAACACAAATCGGATCTCAGTGCTCGTACCAGAAGGTTGCCGAAGAATTTAACGATATCGGCAGTAAATTACCCGACTGGAAGACAGCACAGACTAAGGCAAACAACTTTGCCGGTGAAAAACACTTTTCTAAGAACCAAAATAAAGACGAAAAAGAGAAAACACGGAAGAAAAAGCAACTTTCCCGCAAATTAAGGGATATGGAGCTTGAATTAAAGCGTTTAGTTGCCGAAGAAGCGGTTGAAGCCGGTAAATTAAGCGAAGATGCCTTAGAAAACATAGATGATTACGTCACTGACAAGGGTAGACTGAAGACCCAGAAGCAAATTCAGGTCATTGACGAGAATAAAGAGGCTGAAGATGCTCAAAAGGTCATATTCAAGCCGAATGATGGTCCTCAGACGGACTTTCTAGCTGCACCAGAGCGTGAAGTGCTCTATGGAGGTGCTGCAGGGGGTGGTAAGTCGTACGCATTGCTCGTAGATCCCCTCAGATACGTCTCTAACGGTAACTTTAATGGTCTACTACTACGTAGACGCTCAGATGAGCTTAGAGAGCTTGTATGGAAGTCTCAGGAGCTATATCCGAAGGTATTTAAAAGCGCAAGATGGTCAGAGCGCAAATCACAGTGGACGTTTCCTAGCGGAGCGAGACTTTGGTTTACGTATTTGGACAGAGAAGACGATGTACTGCGCTATCAGGGCCAAGCCTTTACTTGGATCGGGTTTGACGAACTCACTCAGCATCCTACTCCATTCGCTTGGGACTACATGCGTTCTCGTTTGCGTACTACAGACCCTAGTGTTCCCCTCTGTATGCGAGCTACCACGAACCCTGGAGGTCCGGGGCATGGTTGGGTTAAGCAGATGTTTATTGACCCTTCGCCAGCCAACACCCCCTTTGTACCCCGTGATTTAGAGACGCAAGAGGAGCTACGGTTTCCTGTAGGTCACAGAAACGAAGGACAGCCTTTATTTTACCGTAGGTTCATTCCTGCTACTTTGCGAGATAATCCGTACTTGTATGAAGACGGAATGTACGAAGCTAACCTCTTGGCAATGCCTGAACAACAACGTAGACAGTTGCTGGAAGGGGATTGGACCGTGGCAGATGGTGCGGCTTTCCCTGAGTTTAAAGTTAGTCAGCATACCTGTGATCCTTTTGATGTACCGGACAGTTGGACTAAGTTTAGAGCTTGTGACTTTGGTTACAGTTCGTTTTCAGCAGTTCACTGGTTTGCGGTGGACCCTGCTTTTGAAACGCTGTATGCCTATAGGGAATTGTACGTATCTAAGCACACTGCACGGGAACTTGCAAATAAAATTTTAGAATTAGAAGCTGGCGAGGATATTCGCTACGGTGTACTGGATAGCTCAACGTGGCATACCCGTGGGCATACTGGCCCATCCATTGCAGAAGAAATGATTGCAGAAGGATGCCGCTGGAGACCATCGGACCGTACGGGTGGATCACGAGTAGCCGGTAAGAACAGATTGCACGAGTTGCTGAAGTACGATGAGGCGATAGAGCGTCCTAGCATCGTCTTCTTTAACACCTGTCGTCAGATCATTGCTGATCTACAGGTCATTCCGACTGATCCGAAAGGAACAGACGACATTGATCCACGGTACGCATCGGATCACGCATACGACTCCGTACGTTACGGAATCATGTCAAGACCGAAGTCGAAAAGTATATTTGACTTTGGAAATGACTTTAATAAAACAGCTTGGAGACCAGTGGACCCAGTTTTTGGGTATTAATAGGTGTATAAATGGCGATTGTAGATAAACCAGAATTCGACGAAGACGAAGTAATTTCACTAGAAGACAGCACGGATGAAAGTGAAGACTTAGAATACTCTGCCTTTGTATCCGAAATTAATAGCAAATATCAAAGATCAAAAGATCGTCGCTTAACAGACGAAGAACGTTGGTTGACTGCTTATAAAAATTATCGTGGCGTATACGATGATACGACGCAGTTTACTGAAACTGAGCGTTCTCAGATTTTTGTTAAGATCACAAAGACAAAAGTACTAGCGGCATACAGCCAAGTAACGGACGTATTGTTTGCAGGAAATAAGTTTCCTATTGGTGTTGAAGAGACTCCAATCCCTGAAGGCATTCAAGATAGCGTTCACATTGATGCCGCCGTACCTGAACCGCTGAAACAAATTTACGAAGAACTTAACGTAGGCTACGCTGGGGATGGACGTGAAGTACCCAAGGGTGCAATAAGCCCCCGTGATCTTGGTCCTATTGCTGATGCAATTAAAGGCGCAGAGGATAAAGTCAAATCAGGTCCGGGCAACACCATGACCTCTGCCATATACGAACCTGCAAACGAAGCGGCAAAACGCATGGAGAAAAAAATCCATGACCAGATTGCTGAATCAGACGGCAATAAACATCTTCGTTTTGTTGCCTTTGAGCAGTGCTTGTTTGGTACCGGCATTATCAAGGGACCATTCGCAGAAGATGTAGAATATCCTAAGTGGAATTCTGATGGTGAGTATAGTCCTATTATTAAGACTCGCCCTCGCCTAGAAGCGGTATCTATTTGGAACTTCTATCCAGATTCCGATGCGTACAACATGGATGAAGCAGAGTATGTAGTTTATCGTCACCGTATGTCTCGTTCTGACATGCGAGCATTAAAAGATCGTCCACTGTTCCGTGAAGAGGCAATTGAACGCTCCATTTTAGCCGGTGCTAATTACGTCAAAGAATATTGGGAAGATGTTATTGATGATAGTAACTACACAATGGAAGTTAACCGTTGGGAAGTTCTAGAGTACTGGGGTGTTATTGACGCAGAACTTGCAGATGAAGCAGGGCTTAAATTACCTAAAGAATTAAAGAATGTTGATCAGGTTCAAGTCAACGCATGGATCTGCGGTAACAACCTGTTACGTTTAGTTCTTAATCCGTTTAAGCCGACTCGTATCCCGTTTTACGCATGTCCGTATGAATTAAACCCGTATAGCTTTTTTGGTATTGGTGTTGCCGAAAACATGGAAGATACGCAACAGCTAATGAACGGCTTTATGCGTATGGCGGTAGACAACGCCGTTTTGTCTGGCAACCTGATCTTTGAGGTGGACGAGACAAACTTAGTTCCCGGACAGGATTTGTCGGTATACCCCGGTAAAGTGTTCCGCCGTCAAGGTGGTGCTCCCGGTCAGGCTTTATTCTCGACTAAGTTCCAGAACGTAGCGCAAGAGAACATGATGCTATTTGACAAGTCTCGTCAGTTAGCGGATGAGTCTACAGGTATCCCTTCATTCTCTCACGGCCAGACAGGGGTTACGGGCGTAGGACGTACAGCTTCCGGCATGTCTATGTTGATGGGTGCCGCCGCACAGAACATTAAGACTGTCGTAAAGAACGTGGATGATTATCTGTTGTCCCCACTAGGACAGGCTATGTTCGCATTCAACATGCAGTTTGACTTTGACCCAGAAGCGAATGGCGATCTAGCGATTATTGCTCGTGGCACAGAATCACTCATGCGTAATGAAATCAGATCACAGAAACTGATGCAGGTGATGCAGTTGGGTGCTAACCCAGCAATGGCACCAATGATTAAGTTTGATTACATTCTGCGTGAGATTGCCGCATCTTTGGATCTGGACGAAGATAAGATTGTTAATGATCCTCGTGAAGCTGCAATACAAGCGGCACTGATGGCTCAATATGCCCCTCAGACCGCACAGGGAGGCCCACAACAGCCTCAACAGGGTCAGGAAGGGTCACCTACGCCAGATAACCAAGCAGGGGTAGGAGCGGGAGCTATGGGGCCAGGAAACGCCCCTGAACCGGGGGCAGAAGGATTTAGTCGTCCTGATGCCGCAGGACCAGAGGCCGCTTAATGCAAATTGAAACTGCTCGCAAGCTATTGGCGTTAGTCAACGGTAAGCAAAACATGGAACGGTTAGAGACTTATGTCGGGGACCGTTTGAATTATTTACACCACCAATTAGAACAATGTCCAAGTGAGGCAGAGATGTATTCACTACAAGGGCAGATTAGGGAAGTACGTAGATTACTTACTTTGAAAGATGAAGCCGTGCAAAAGGCAGAAGAAGGTAAGCACTAATGGCAGATACCGACAACATAGAAAACATAGGTAACATGCTAGACAACGCACGAACTAAATTCATGCGTGAGTTAGACAGGTATGAAAATCTGGGTACAAAGCAAGATTTGTCCAAAGAGAAGCAAGAGTCTTTGTTTGATAAGGCTAGAACTCAGTATCAAGAAAACGTACGATCTATACAAAGGTCTGATCCAGCTACATTCCAAATGTGGCAAGATAGTCAGCAGGAAAGGTATGTAGATACTCTCAATAAGCTTGCCTTTGATAGTAACCCTGATCTTCCCTACGATGAAGAGCTTGGGGATGAACTTCAGTATTTACTAACTATGCCGTATGGCTCAGAAGCTGAAAAGGGTCTAGATTTATCTGAAACTACTACGGGCTTTGCTACCCCGTTTTTCCAGAATCAAAAAGAAGTAATGGTTTCTATGGGCGCAGATGATCCAGAAACTGTTGCTCGCCACGAAGGCTTGCACGAGTTAACAGGAGCTTCGGATTTTTCAACAACTAAAGATAGCGGAAAAGAGAAAGTATACGATACTGAATACGTAGCACGGGCTTTTGATTATTTACGTGCTTTGGTTGAAGGTGATGAAGAGCTAGCTAACAAAACAGAACAATTTGTTATTAGAGGTAGTGACGGCGAAGACGGCGGATACACTTTGTTGAAGCTAGCAATTGAGTCTATCCCACAACTCTACGAAAAAGGTTACTTTGATAGAGATAAAGCAACGCTAGACACAGCACAAAAAGTTGTCAAGCAACTTGACGAGGATGATCAAGGTTTTATTGATTCTATTCTGGGCAAAGAACCCGAAAAAGTAAAAGATCCTAGTGTTTCTACTAAAGATCCTTTGTACATGTTAAAAGCCCTGAAAGAAGGGGATGAAGACACAATAAAAGATCTAAAAGAATTAATTTCTGTTTTACCTTTTTCTGAAAAGGAACAGGAATCTGTTCATAATAAAGATTATTACACGATAAAAAATCGTTCTAGTATTGATATGGCTAGCGGCGGATTGATGGCTGACCCCCTTATCCTCTCAGAAACTGCCGAAGAAGAAGCAGAGTCTAAGATGGGCGTTGGAGATTACATTGAAGGTGCCAAAGAGCTAATCACTGACTTCTCCCCAGCAGGTACAGCACAGTCTATGATTGATGCCGCTGAAGAAGCCTACAAATTAACAACGGGTGCTGAAGATGCAAGTTTATTGGATTTTGGTATTGCGGCTATTGGCGCACTTCCTGGCGGAAAGACTGCAACTAAGGCTGTGGAAACTGCGTCTAAAGTTGCCGATGACGTTGTTGAAGCATCTCAAAGTATTGCCAAGTTAGATAATTACGTCCCGAAAAAAACGGTAACTGCGTACAAGCTTGTGAAGGAAAGGAA